ACCGTCTTGCGGCCTTTTTCGTCGTAGGGATCGACGCGGAGATTGCCCTCGCTGAACAACCGGACGGCTTCACCCGTCGCCATGGCCTCGCCCTGCTTGGTTTGCAGGGCCTTGAGCATGATCGCCTTGTCTCCATCCGTCATGCTGGACGAGAGGATTTGCTGCGGGCTGGAAAGATCACCAGTCTGGATGCCGAGTTCCATCGAACCTTTCGTGGCCTGGTATTCAGCCTTGGCCTGGGCGTCGATAGCCGTCTGACCACGCTGCGCAGCGGCCATGGTGCGGTCGTAAATCTCAAGGCGCTTGTCGAGGGAGAGATTTGCATAGCGGGGATCAGCGGGCGCTTGGGGCGTTGCTCCGCCCTTCATCTTGCCATCGGCCCAGGAAATGAGCCAGCCCGCCGTCTTGCCGTTCAGGAAGCCGTTGGCCTTCATGGCGGCCGGGTCCAGCACATCACTCAAGGACGCTCCGGGGTCCGCTCTCAGGACAGCGCGAGCGCCACCAATGCCCGCGAAATGGGCTAGATACAGAGTCCCCGACGTAACAGGCATTCCCGCCGCCGCCAGGTCACGCGCGTTGTCCTCCGTCAGTCGGGTTGTCATTTCCCGTCCAAGGCGAGGATCGCTCTTTAGCGCCAGCAATTCCTTGTCGGATCGCCCCGATGCAATGTCAGGCCGGTGCTTTCTGATCGTCGCCAGCCATGTGCCATTCGTGAACTGGCCGACGCCCGAAGCGGATGACTTTGGATTTTTCGCGTTCGGATCGCCGCCACTCTCAGCGCCGATGATGCGGGAGACAACCTGTTCGACAGGGCTCGCGCCGGTCACTCCAAGCCGCTGCGCAGCTTGTTTCGCGCTTTCCGGGTCCGCCTCGGCGTCTCGCACCTCACGCTCACCAATCGTGACGGAAAGCGTCTCGTCCCACTTCTCCTTGAGCGCCTTCTTCTCCGTCTCCGGCAAGCCAGAAGCGTCGATGGCCCGGTAGCCGTCGCTCTTCGCCGCGTCGAACAGCGACGGATCGTTGAAAACCTGCGTCTGCCGGCCTTCAAGCGTCTTCTGGATACCGTCGCGATACCATGTGTTTCGCTGGTCAATCTCGGCCCGGGACGCCTTATTCAGCCATTCCTCGCGCGCCGTGGTCGCGAGTTCCGCAAACTTCGGCCGAAGATTGGCTGGAACGGTTTTCAGAAACTCATCGTAGCGCTGTGTAAGCTGCTTAGATATCGTTTCGGTAAAGCCTTCGCCGGAAGGATCGATATCCTGCTTCGTCTTGTCGAACAGCAGGGCATTGTCATCCTCAAGACGGCGCGAGGCTTGTTCCATCCGAAAATCGTTCGCCTGATTGCGCATACGCTCACGGCGCATGTCGATCTCATGCAGGGTAGCGCCCATGTTGGCGACGGCGGCTCCCGCCGCGCGAAGGCCTTGGCCGATGCTGTCATCGATCTGCGTGCCGGGGATCGACCCCGTATCGATGGTGCGCTCGGCGCGGATGGGATTAATTACGGCCATCAGTAAAGACCATTCCCGTATGCGAGGTAACCGTTTCGGATGATCGTCCGCTGATTGTTTTGGTCGGCCTGCTGCGACATGCCGTTGACCACAGAACCAAGGGCGCCAATCACCCCGCCGGTCATTGCATTGCTCGCGTTCATGCGAGACATTTTCGCGGACCAGTTGAGATTGTCGGCGCGGACCTGAGCACCGTAACGCACGGCCTGCTCATCAAGGCTCGCTTCCGTGGCGCTGTCCTGCAACACATCCACCGCCGATCCGCTGAGGGCGATGCCAGAGGACAGGTATTGCCCCCGCATGGACGCAAGCTGGCGGTCGTTTCTGTCTCGCAGACGCGCGCCCTCGTATGCGCCCTTCTGCTGCTCCATCATCGCCTGGCGCTCCTGGAACTGCGCCTGAGCCTTGTACGACTGCGATTGCGCCGATGCGCTGGCGATGGTGCCAACAGCGCTGATAGCCGCTCCAATCAGAGGTAAACACATGATTACGGCTCCGACTCGACTTGCAACTCGATGGACCGGATCAGGGCCGGCAAAGGCTGGTCTGTTTCCATGACAAGCTGGCCGTTTCCTTCCGCCCATGAGCTTTCGTAATCGCAGCGCACAAAACCGGTTTGTAGATCGATTGGGCTGCCGAACAGTCCGTCGCCGGTTTTCATGATTTGCTCGATCAACTCCGGCGTCCAATTGTCCGACCCTGCCGAGCCTACCTTGAGAGCCCCGGTTGCCAGGACATCGATAAATGCTGCGATCACGTTGCGGCGGCGGCCGAACAGCAAACCGTCCTGCCCCGGTCCAGCATAAGGCAAGGTGACCGCGCGGCTTTTGAACGGCAGGCCAACATGGATCTTCGATGCGGCATAAGGGATCGTGATTTGGCCGCCCTGGACCTCGCACGGATCGACTACACCACCATCCGCGAGAACAGAAACCGTTTCCCCTTCGAGATGGCCAAGCCCCATAACGGTGGAGATCGGAGAGCCGGAATAGCTGAGCCCGCAGTCAACGAAGAATGCGTCCTCAATCCTGTCTATGTCCCCGTCGAACGGACGTTCCAGGACCTCCAGAAAACGCTTTGTCTGGCCGTTGATGGTGCGCTGCACCACCACGTATACGTCGTCATGGCCTGTCATGGTGCTAGGGATGACGGCAACGTTTTCGACCTTGCCGCCAAGATCATGACGGGCAAAGCCGAGCACCTTCTGGTCGCGGTCATAGACGATGCCGACCAACAAGCCATCACCTGTGGCAGCCCATATCGTCGGGTCGGGTCGCTCGGCAAACGCCCAATCCACCACACCCGATTTGAACATATGTTCAGCCAGAATGGTCAATTCGGGGGCGACGTACCTGTTCTGATCGCCAAGGACCAGTTCCCGGATTTTCGTAGCCCCTGCCCCGACATAGAGCGTAATGCCCCCGACCGACAAAGGACGTATCTGCGCCGCGCCGGAAGTCGGCCCCTTTTTCTGCGCGATGTTGGTGGCAGAGAAAGATCGCGTCACATCGGAAGGGCCGACCGAACGGATTTGCTCGCCCGACCCTGAAATCAGGTCCTCATCGTCTGAGAGCCAGAGCAATTCGCTCATGTTTGAGGACAGGAGCGTGATCTTAATCCCGTCCGTTTCCTTGAGCGGGTCGCTCACGCCGTAGTCGTCAAAAATACCCTGTTTCGAGCCGTAAACCGTCACCGGCTCGGTGTTGGTGCGCGCCCACATAAGACGCTCGTTGTATAGCGTGACGGACCCCGGCCATCCGCTTTTTGCAGACAGTGCGCCGAGCTTCCAGTCCGCGATTGCCGACAGGTCGGGCAGTGCATGACCGTAAAGCCGCACCTGGACCACGGTCGGGGACGTGACCGAAACGATCTTCGCCCACCGGGCCCGGCCATCGGAAGGGCGCAACATGATCGCCCGTCCCACATCCGAGGCATCAAACCCAACGCCGCCGTTGATGCTGGCGATGGACGTGGCCGTCAGGTCGAACGGTGTCTGGCTATCGCCGGATTGGTGCATGGCGATTTCAGCAAGCGAGGTCTTGGACCCGTCAGGGCCGCCGCCGCCAGTGAACGAAAACCGGAAATACCTGTAAGCGTCTTCATTCTCGAACTCGTAGAAGCGGGTTTCGCTCCCGTCCCAGCCAGACTCCCCGTCCCGGCTATCCAGCGTTTCCCAGGTCGAGCCATCATTGGAGCCGAACAGCGTCCATTGCTTCGGCATGTCGCTGTTTCGTTCGTTATCGGACCCGGACACGATCCAGTAGGCGTCAATCACCTTGGTCACACCCGACCCGAAGTCGATGTTCACGTCGCCTGCCGACCCCGCCGCAATAGTGACCTTGACGCTTTTCTGCCAGTCGAACAGTTGGTAGGCGGATGCCGTGCCGTTGGTGGCTGAAACCGTAGCGCCCGGTCCACTGTTGGATGTCATTTTTTGGGTAGCGCCGCCAGTCCCGGACGGCTTGAGCGATCCCTTCGGGTTTCCGTCCAGGTATGGACCGTTGGCGAACGCCACAGGGTCAAGCGTCCAGTTCGTGTCGCCTTTGCGCGAAAGCTTTCTCGGCTGGTAGCCCTTGTGGGCGAAGTAGGCGATATCGTTGAACTGGACCGTTGACAGGCGAGACAGATCGGCATCTGCCCACGGATAACTGATCTCGTAGGGAGCGCCGATCACGCCACGAAGGGCAACAAACCGGATTGCGCCCCCGTTCATAACGGTCACGTAGGATTGGCTTTCAGAGAAAATGAACGGCAGGATGCGCGCCGGAGCGGACGAATCCTTCAATTCGGCAATGAAGCGGGAGCCCGAGCGCCGACGCAGCCCGCCATGCGTCAGAACATGGAAGTTGCGACAATGGGCGAGCGACTGACGCCAGCTATCCACATCGACGCGCGATGCCAATAGCGGGGAAATCTCGCCACGGTTGAATGTGGAGATGAGCGGGTAAAGCGAGGTCACCGCTGGTTCACCCATTCATTGTCGGCGGCGCGCGGCGACGATCCTTGCAGGGCATCGGATAGCCAAGCCTTCTCCAGCGCTTCCCGATAAAGCGCCGTCGCGATCTGCGCGAAGTTGGTCTTGCCCGTCAGCCAATGCGCGCACCCCATGGCGAGACGGGCAGAAAGCGCCATTTGGAACGTAGCGGGATAGCGGTCGTATTCCTCGGTGCGAACGACCACACGGACGTTGAGCGGGGCGCGGGCATCAGTGAGGATTTGACCGCCCTCCACCTCATGCGGGATAGGATCGCCCTCGCTGTAGCCGCCATAGGTCAGGGGGATAACCCTGATCGTGTCAGGCGGAAGGGTATAGGCCCGAGACCATCCAAAGACGGGCTTAGGAGAGGCTTCCGGGATGGAATAGCGCTTGATCGAGAAATTCCACTCGCTTTCCTCGAGCAGCGCATCGCGGGTGACGGCGAAATTCCGCTTCATCCATCGAGCAATCGGTCTGTTGTCGTTCACCGACGAGATTTCGGCCTCCTTGAGGATGTCCAAGGCGCGGTTGATGATGTCGGTATCGGTGGTCATAGGGCCGGCTCCACGAATACCTTTGCATCGCTGATGTCGCCGTAGCGCCCATCCTTGACCGCCCTGATAGCCACCGAATATTCGCCCGGCCCAACCGTCAGCACGTCACCCGACCACGGTAGGCCAGCAAATGCCGCCGCTGGCTCCCACGCCCCGCCATTGACGCTGACGATCACACCGTCCGGAGTACCACCGGTCCACGTGTCGACTGACAGCGATAACTTCCCGTCGCCAGGGGCAGACGTGATAGACCAATCGCCCGCCACGAATCCAACTGGCTGTGGCGCGACGGGGTTTGCATCGCGGTAACGCCGCTTGCGAGCGATCATCCATGCGGCCTGTGGCGGGTTGATAGGCATCGCTATTCGGCAACCGGGCGGAGGTTTTTGCGGGTGCGCTTGCCGTCAGGTCGCTTTTCCGCCAGGGTTTCGACCACGGCCACCTTCGCAGCCTCGCCGGCCCGCATATTCAGGTCGTAGTTCTCGCGGTTGCTGCGCCACTGCTCCAGATTGAGTTCGTGGAGCGTCTTTTCGCGCGGTGGCTCGGCAGGAGCCGCCAAAGCCGCGTCGATCTCGGACTGTAAGCGAGGCGCACCCCACCGCTGATCGATCTTGACGCCAAGGCTCTCCGCCTCGGCGCGCAGTTCATCGAGGCCACGCTCGGAAGCCGGCAAGGAGCCGCCAGCCTTGCCGTTCTCGTCATGGTCCAACTGCGGGATACTGGTTTCGCCGCTCATTTCAGCGCCTCCAGAACGGCGTTCAGCTTGGCGTTCAGCGAGGCGATGGCATTCTTGATGGCCGTCGCATCAGCCTGCGCATACGCCGCGCCGGCCGTGATGGCCGCGATGGTATCGCTGGCGGTGCCGCCGGAATTGTCGGTGATCTTGGTCAGTTTTGCCGCGTCAGAGCGCGACAGCGACCGGGGAAGGCCCTTGCTCATGGCATTTTCCTTTCAGGAAAGAGGAATACGGGGCGAGTTTCCCCGCCCCGATAAGGATCAACCGTTGGTCACCAGATAGGCGATGTTGATCTGCTTGCGCTCGGGATAGACGCGATCCCAATTGGCCGTGGTGGCCAGCTCGGCATTCGTCGGGAACTCCCCGGTAACCGTCGTGTCGGTCCACTTGATCCCGTAGGGATGGAGGACGAACTGACGGCGGCTGTAGAGGATATCGCCGCCCATGCCGTTACCCTGGTCAGGCTTGGCCTCGACCTCGATGTTGGGCGACGGAGCGGTCGGAGCCTCGTTCCAGCAGACCGCGCCACGGCCCAGCAGGTACGTCACGTACTTGGTGCGGTTCGTGCCGGCTATCGTCTTCACACCGTCGTCCTTGATGACACGGTAGCCGAGATAGGTCGGGAACCGTACCTTGCCCTCGGAGTCGGGGATGAAGTCGATCAGGTTCTGCTTGGCCAGGTTGTTGTAGACCACGGAATGCATGATCAGCGTGTCCACGCCGTCAGAGGCATCGCCCATGGTCTGCGCGGTATCCAGGATCGCCTCGGCCGAGATGCGTTCGGCAGGCGTGATGGCCCCCGAGGCATCGGTGCCGATGCTGAACACCATGTCGCCGCTGTCGTTCGCCACGTTGTCAAGATAGACGCCGTGGAGGGACGCCACCGTGATGCGCTGGAACTGACGCACCCAATAGTCGGACACCAGTTCGGCAATCCGCTTCATGGGGTCGTCGCCTGCCAGAACAGCCGACAGGCGCATCGAAGACCAAGCCTGAGCCCGAACCTGCCGAGCGGCAACGTCCTTGCTGGCGCTGATCTTCTGCGGCGTGATCAGCGATGCCGGGTCATCGTTGGTAACGACAGCCTCGGTGTTGTCCAGGTCCTTCCAGAACGGAACGTTCGCAGTGCGACCGCCGCCGGAGAGAAACTTGGACATGTTGGCGTCATGCACCAGGATGCCAGACTGGAAGATCTGTGATTTCTCCATGGTGCGCTTCACCATGTAGGGGAAGAACACTTCCGGCACGATCACGTCGGTAAGACGGGTGGTAGCCATTTCTCTAACCTTTCATCGAATGGCTGGCCACGGCTCAGGATAGGGCAAAATCGACCGGGTTTTTACCGGCCGCCCTGATGAGAGCCGCTGCCTTGCGCGGGTCGGAGCGAATGAGTTCGCCCTGCTTGGTCAGGTTGAAATTGGCGCCATCGGAGAACGGATTGGACAAAACCCCGCTGGCGTTCGTCGCCATGGAGTCCTCGGCATAGAGTTCCTTGCCAACCTTCGCGAAAGCCTTGGCGATCGCGACGTTGCGGATCGCGCCGTCCGCAGACAGCGCTCCACCCTCCACAAGCGCATCCTTGAGGCCAAGCTGGGTGATGGCCCGGCTCGCCAGTTCGAGGTTCTGCTTGTATCCGGCCGTATCCGGCTCGCCCCATTCCTGGACGATAGCCCGATGGGCATCGCCCTCCCGCTTGATCGCATCAGCGCGAGAGGCCTCGAAAGACCCCGCCTGATACGAGACAAAGCGGTCATGCAGCGATTGGGCCTGACGCGGAGACAACCCCGCCTCGTGAGCCCAATTTCGGAACTCGATGGCGCTCTTTTCGTCGTAGGGGAAACCTTCCGGGACGCTTTCGGTGTTCAGCTTGAGCTGATAGCCGTCCGCCTTCTCGGGTCGCCCCAACTTCTGGTAGAACGCATTCCAATCGTCCGCCGTGGCGTTTTCACCCGGCAGATGCAGGCCTTTGCTCGCGTGGGTCTGCAACTCACGATACGATTTCAGCGCATCGTCAGGCGTAGCCCACTGCTTCGCTTCGACAAGAGCGCGGTTTTCTTCGGTTTGAAGGCCAGCCGCCCATGTCTTGCCATCGTCATTCGACCCATTGTCGACAATGGCAGTCGTTGCCGGCGCGGTTGTCTGCGTTTCCGCAGGCCCATTCGCTTCAACAGTCATTAAATCAGTCCTTTTTCGCTATCGGCTATGGCTTCACGCCGAGCCGCACCTTCCAAGGCCGCCAACTGATCGTCAGTCATGGCCAGGAATGAAAAGAGCCGCCCGAAGGCGGCCCGTAACCCTTGGTCAACCAGCAATGTTTCGGGCGGCGACCCTATGGGCGGAACCTTGTAGAAGCCGCAGTAGTTGGCCAGATCGGCCAGCACGATCTCCGTGCTCTCATCCTTGCGGCAGAACACATCACGATAGGCCTGCGTAAGCCTCTCCTGAGCGATAGCGCTCCGGTTTTGGCAATCTGGATAGGCGGCAATAGAACGCCACATCATGCGGCTGCCACCTGATTAGCCTGCAAGGCAGCCTGAATGGCTGGCGTGGCCTTACCGGCTGCCCCGGCCATCTGCTCCATCATCTGGACTGATGCGGCCTGCTCCTGCTGCTGGACGCGCGCCTGACGCCGTTCGGCCACTTCCTCGTCGGTCCTGAACATCTTGCGCGGCGCGCCCCGTACCTCGCGGGCGATCTCGAGCGTTTCGTCATGGTCAATGCGGTCCATCACGTCGGCCGCAGCCTCGGGGCTGTACTGCGCGAACATGCCGGCCATCTGCATGACGCTCTCGACGCCCTGCAATTCCTGCATTCGGCGAAGCCGAGCCAGCGGGCCAGTCGAACGGACGCCGACACTCCTGCCTACAGCGTCATCTGGAGCAGCAAGGGGCGATCCGCTATCAAACGCGCCCTTGCGCTGGATGATGTCGATCTCGCGCTCGGTGCACTTGGAATGAGCAGCCTCGATCTTCGCGCCAGCAGGCCCAAGCAATTCGCCCTTTTCATTTGCCCGGATGATGGCTTCGGTGGCCGTCATGTTCGGGTTTTGCACCAGCGTCTGGAACAGATCGACATAGGTGCTGCGACGGATGCCCTGCCGCTTCAATTCCATCAGGTTTTCGGCAAAGGACGGGTTTTGATTGGTGATGATCGGCTGGGCCTTCATCCGGCCGGCATCATCGATGTAGCCCGGATTGACCGCGCCCGGGTTGAGGTTGAGACGCTGGTTGTACATGCCCGCCATGGTGGCCAGCGGTGGCTTGACCATCTGCTGCGCAGCCTGGAGCGCCGATTTGCTCATGGCCTGCAACATCTTCACGTCGCCAAGGATCGACATGATGGGCGACTGGCCATAGGGCGAGTTATCGACCTGATCCCACCACATCACCTGATACGGAAAGGTGAAAAAGCCGCTGTCGCGGATCAGATGACGGGTTTCGACCTCAGCCCAAAACGACGCATAGGCCATGCCGGCCCGCTTGGCCTTGTAGTCGCCGGCCTCATCGCGCGGGATAACGGCGTGGATGAAAGTGAACGTGTCCTGCGACCGTTTCAGGTCTTTTGCAGCATCACGCACCTTCTGGCTGAGGTTGTCAGCGCCGAAATAGGCAGCCGCGCCCGAAGCCGTCATTTCCGAGATGCGGACGCAACGATCTACATCGTCATAGGCATCAATACCGAGATAGCATTCGATCACCGGCACGAAGCGGTAAAAGAACGGGACCCGAACCGGGTCAATGCCCTTCCGCCCAAGGTTTTCCTCGGAATAGAGGACGCCGGTCCCCAGTGTGACAGCCGACCGGATCGCTTTCTGGTTCGCCAGCGCGAAATTGCACCGAGCGTCGTACCGGACGCCGAAATTGTAATCCCGGAGCCGATCAAGCCATTCTTCCTCCACATCGGTCGGGTCAGGCGAAAACGGCCCGTCCAGCACGAAATCCTGCCACTTCTGCGACCGTGGGGAAACGGTGCTTTCCACGCCGCCAGCAAGGCGCTCAGAGGCCCATACAGCCTCGCCATCGTAGATTTCCTTCGACCGACGCGCGGCCGCCGGTTCGCGGGCAATGCCGGTCAGGGACGATTGGACCGTGCCGCCACCGAAGTCGTATCGATGCGAGGCATAAGGCATCGCCAGATTGACGCAATCCTGCCATGCGTCTTCCCATTGCGCCCGCTCGTAGGCCAAGCGGGCTTGAAGCTGCATGAGATCGTCAACAATGCCCATCAGAAGCCGCCCAGCCTCGTACGGGTCACGTCCTCGCCAAAGCCCGATACACCGAGCGGCGACGTGATGATGGTGGCCGCCCTGCCCTGCTGCTGCTTGGCGGCGGCTACCTCATTGGCGCGCCTGCGCTGGGCATCCTCGGCCGTCTTTGACGGGACAGGAGGCGGCGGCGGGGGCTTCGGCGGGCTCGGAAAACACATCGTCGCTATCTCCAATCGTCGGCAAGAAACGCCCACTGCTGGAACGTCTCGCCGTTAACGCCAAAATTGATCAGATCGGCCTCGTATCGAGCGGGAAGGGCCCTGAGCCATCTATGGGCGAGGTCGTGATCCGCCAGGCTGCGTATCTCAACCCGCATCACACCCTCAGAAATCAACCTGCGAGGCCATTCCTGCTTGCAAAACCGGGTTATGGCCGGCGAGCACCGCTTGAACCGGTCCGTTCCCCACGCCCATGCGGACCGAATGTGAGGCTGAAACGGGCTTGCGAACGATATCCCGAATGCAGCTTGCGGCTGGTCATCCATCCATGCGGTCCATGACCAGTCGGGCCCGGACGAATACCACGACAGCATTGCTGCCTCAGTAGCACTCGCCAGCACGGCGGACGCGAATATCTCCCGCCTGTCTTCATCCCTCAGATTTGCCGCTATGAAGCATAGGTCCCGACAGGTGCCGGGGCGGATTTTGACGCTCACCACGCATCCAGCAGATTGTCATCATCGGCCACAGTGTTATGTTGCGGCATGGTCCCTGCCCGTTCTTCGATCAGCCCAGGGAACAACTCCGTAAATCCCCACACCAGAGCATCGACACGATCCGGCGAGTAACCGGCCGTCTTGCGGTCAAACCCCGTCGTGAAGCTGCACATCTGGTCCTCAAGCTCGCTGAACTCACGGACATGGCGCACCCTGCGGCGCGCGTAGAGGGCGCTGATAGGCTCGGCCCGCGTCACCTTACCCCTTGCGGCGTGGACCAGCTTGACGGGTATCCATCTGCCGTTCGCTTGGGAGCGGATGGTGCTTTCGACCATCTCGCCGCCCTGGTTCTTCTCGGCAACGATGGTATCGGCCTTGTAGTAATTGTAGAGCGAGACGGCGGTCTTTGCCCAATCCTCTGGCTTCATCACGCCGCTGGAGTCGTCCAGCACGTAGCCAAAGCCATCCTTATCGATCGCACAGACCACGATGCCGGTTTCGTCGCTTCCCGGCTCGGAACTGGCGGCAGGATCAACCGCGACAACGATCCGAACGAACTCCGGCAGATCGCTGTCGCCCATGACAAACAGGCGCTCGATGCTGGCACGCGTCCACAGGGCGTCCTCCGCATCGCCCGAGAATTCCCCAAGGAAGAAACGGCGGCGCTTGGCCTCCGGCAGATATTTCAGGCTTTCGAGGTAGTCAGGCGCGAGATTGCGCTCATTGTCTACCGGGTTGGCGACGAAATGAGCATACTCCTTGCGGTTGACAGGCCTTTTGCTCTCCGGTTCGATTCCCTGCACAAAAAGCTTGTACGTCCAGTGGCTTTGCGTGGTTGGATTGAGATCCACATAGTTGCGGAGCGCAAGCGGCCCCGGATGCCCAACCGTCGATTGCACGTTCTGCGCCAGGCGCGTCATCAGCGTGGTGTGGGCGTCGTAACTCAGCTCTGACGCCTCGTTTTCGTAGATCGTGGCGTACTCCTTGCCGAGCACCTTATCCACGCGCTCTTTGTCATCAAGGCCCGAGCACCACACCTCCGAGCCATTATCGTAGACGAATACCCCGTCCTGCTCGTACCACTTGTACGTGGCGTTAGGGTAAGCCAGCGCCATCACCTTCGGGAACGTGTCGCGGCCGACCGATTGCTTTACCGCCACCGCGTGCTTGCGGAATATCCCATGCCGTGATCCAGCCGCGCGAAGCGCCCGCGTGGCAACGGCGTAGCAGAACAGGAACGTCTTGCCGGAGCGCGACCCGCCATAGATCAGCGTGTGCTTTGCCCCACCGCGTCCTAGATGCGGAATGAGCGCCTTTTGCCGGGGCGTGAGAACGAGCGTCACAGGTCGGCGGCCTCTTTGGCAATGACCACCACCTGGCCAGTGTGCTCATGCTCCTGCTTATCGCGCCAATCCTGCGAGCGGCGATTCTTGAGCCAGAATATCTGAGCCGTCACATCTGGCGGGCAGTGCTCGCGGGTTTTGGCCCGAACGACCTCGCCCCGATTGTTAAAAACCTTCTCGCTGTCGAACGAGTAGCCGACCGCGCGCTGATACAGGCTACGCTCTACCCGGTTGTCCGCTTCCTCCTTGGCCACCTTTAGGGCCTGACAAAAGTCCTCATGCTCGGTCTTCCAGCGAATGACTGTACGTACCGAAACCTCAAAGAAATCCGCCAGGTCCTCATCCGTAGCGCCGAGCGAGCACAGCTTTGCCGCCTGCTTGGCAAACGTGTCCTTGTACTTCGACGGACGGCCGGTAGCCGCCTCAGGCTTACCGGGCTTGATGCCCTCAGCCCTATCGGCAATCTCTTTGATCTTCTCGGGGGTCACTCCACCCTCCCGCGCCCTTGGCTAGGCATTGGCGGCCTCGAAATTGGCCTGTTTCAACCGATAGGTTGTATAACCCCGGCGATACGAAGCACCTTTGACGGTGACCAGCGGCGAAATACAACCTGTGATTGGCGAAGGTGGCTGGAATCGAACCAACTCTGACGCGGTTTTGGAGACCGCCGCTCTGCCATTGAGCTACACCGACGCGGACTAGCCTCTCTGGCTGTATGGGTGCGAGGCGGCGACCCGTTTGGCCGTCGCGCGCCGGTATCCCGTTGGAAACTCGCCTCGCTACACCGTCTTGCGACGGCGGTTGAATGGGCTGAGCGACCAATCCAGAAGTCATCGCCCGTTGTGCCGGCCTACTGGCTTATCCGGCGAGTGCAGAGACGTTACCGCCCTGCGAAGCCCAAC